TTGAGGCTCTGAAAAAGAACGATTCAGTACCTTTAAGACAAATTTTAAAAGGTGCTTTTGATCCTAGTATCAAGTGGGATTTACCAGAAGGTACGCCACCATATAGAGAAAATGACGCACCAGCAGGTACAGAACACACGTCCCTATTTACAGAAGCCAAAAGATTATGGCACTTTGTAGAGGGAGCAGATAAGAAAACTTCCAGAACGAAGAAAGAAATGATGTTTATTCAATTGCTTGAAGGATTACACGCTAATGACGCTAAACTTATGATTTCAGTTAAAGAAAAAGAACTGAATCTCGTATATAAAGGGTTAACAGACGCTGTGGTTAAAGAAGCATTTGGATGGAATGCAGATTACAAAACATCCTAATATAAATATTGTAGAGTGATTCTATAATATTTCAACTATAGGGTGTAGAACAAAAGTAGAACATTCTACTTGACAGATTGTCGCACCCTATAACCCTTTGATTTTACACAATTATTTACTCCATTTTTTGCTTGATTTATAGTGCAATATCTGATATATTAGTACTATGAAATCAAATAATTATAAGGAGAGATATATATTATGGGTAAAGTAAAACAATGGGCTGAAGATACAGCCGAAAAAGCAGTTGATACTGTCCTTGTTAAATTGACAAAAGGATTAATCAATAAAGAAGTTGCTAAAACTGAAATTATGAAGTTAGATGTAAATTTAGGTCTAGTAGGTATTGACGAATTTAATATAGATGAAGTTATTGATGAGGCCGCTAATGCGTAAATCATTTTTAATATTATTTCTAGTATTCATTTATACTTGGTCTTGGGCAATATTTAATGCTGTCAAGGCTGACGACTATAACACCGCAGTTATTGGACACGTTATATCTGAAAAAATTAAAGGCACAAATATTGATACGTCATATATAATGGAGCAAGAGATAGAAAAACTTGTACATAAGTTTGCTATTGATTCAGTATATATTTTGCAGGCATACCTTCCACAAATATTAGAAGGTGTTGCGAGTGATTTAAGATTAAAACTTGACGAAAAATACAAAAAGGAAATTTTAAATGGCGAAAACAGTAACTAAAAAAACTAGAAAAAAGAAGGCAATTAAGTTAAAGAAAAAACTTAAAAGAGAATTTTCTTTAAAAAGAAAATATAAGACCACCTACAAAGATATTAGGATTTGGTTTAAACAATTTAATGACACCGTATTTGAAGGTAAACTATCTCCATTCGGACAGGTAGAAATAAAAGATTTAGCAAGAGAAAAATGTATAGGACAAGTAGTGACCTTGGAATGGAAAAGAAAAGGAACAAGACTTTTTAGATTAGAGATGTTACCTGACTATCCTGAAAAGAAGGATTTTTTAGATACTTTAGTACACGAAATGGTACATTTATATCAAATGCAAAATTTAGGAGATACAGGAAACCATAACGATTTGTTTTGGTCGTTTGAACCAAAAGTAAACTACGTAGGTTTACGACTATAACAAAAGAAGTTTATATTATGAAAAATAAAGATGAAAAAAACCACATTGACGAATGGTTAAAAATACAAATTAAAAAAGGTATTGAAATCATTGATAATGTTTTAAGAAACAATAATAATAAGTGGGAATTATATTATACAGGTCATTTACAAAAAGACATTTTCAATAATTTTCCAGGCAGAACTAGTAAAAAGATATTCAAAGGCTATAGAGCACATTTGGATAATAATAAACTTTTGTTTGTTCAAAAGAAGTTTGAACATAACGGATATGAATATTATGTAAAGAGAGGTATATAATGAAAAAACTTGATAAAAAATCTAAAGACATATTGAAACTATTGGTTAAAGGTAAAGGCTTCTATAAGACGCCGATTGTACCTAAAGACCATACGGATGGAAACATTAACTTGCTTGTACCGTTGTACCTTGCAGGTCTTCTTTCCTTTCAAAGACAATACGACATCCCCCTTATAGGTCCTTCTAACGAACACCTAGTAAGGTTTAAATGGTATGATGTTATGATAGACAAAAAGAAAACTGTAAAGGATTTAAAAAAGGTAATTAAAAATGGCCAAATTTAAACTAACAATGAAGTGGCAAAAAGTATTAGATAGAACCTGGTTTTTGACCAAAGTATTTGCTATTCTATGTATTATGTGTGGAGTTGCTTTTACGTGGGGTACTTTTTATCCCAATCAAACTGCTGTGAAGAACGTCAATTTAAAACTGGATCAGTTTTATATGCAGAAGATAAAAGATATGGACCTACGAGAACCTGAATTTACATACAATAACGATATTCAATTTGTACGTGCTATGCACAAATGTATAAATTATATAAATTTTTCATTACCTAAAACTAAAAGAGTTCCATATGAAATGATTATAGGTCAGGCTGCATTAGAGTCTGGTTGGGGAACTAGTAGATTTGGAACAGAAGGTAATAATTTATTCGGGATAAGAACTTGGACCAAAGAAGTGCCACACCTTATGCCTTTAGGTATTAAGAAATGGCCTGGTTGGGGTGTTAAAGTATTTGCTAGTAAGTGTGATAGTGTAAAAGAATATATTAGATTATTAAATGAACATCCTGCTTATAAAGAATTTAGAGAAATCAGAGCAAATATGCTTAAACAAAATAAACAATTAGATAGTTTGGTCTTAATAAAGACACTTGATAAATTTTCTACAACTGCTGACTATGATAAAAGAGTTACTAGAATGATTATGAAGATAAGAAAACTTGAGGTGAACAAATGATGACAATTGCAGATGGAATATTACTATTTTTTATAGGGTGTACATTAACAGTAATTGGATTTGGTATTGCTTTACACATAGGAAGTAAATCACTTAAACCAAAAGAGAAATTAACAACTGTACAACAATCATTAAAAGATATAAGGGGTAAATAATATGCTTTGGTTAATATTAATATGTATGTTGCTGGGATATATTATAGCAACAAGAAATGAAATTATTAGTTATTTAAAAATGAAATGGGATAAATTTAAACAATGCTAGTGTGGGCAGAAAGACAAGGTATGAGTGATACAGAAATATTATTTTGGCATAGAGTTGAAAACCTAGAGAAGGCAATTGAGAATGCCCAAAGTATAGATTTTAAAGCGGTATGGACAGATAAGTTAAGAGAACTTATGAAGAAACTACCAAAACGATTAATTAACTAGGAGTATATTATGATTGAACTATTAAAATTTATAGAAGAATTAAAAGAAATTAAAGAACAATTACATAAAGGTAAATTGTTAGCACAAAAGGAAACGTATGACGTTTTAAAAAGTGTTCAAAATAAAATAGATAAATATGAAAAACAAGTAAGGGACTTTGAGGACGAAATGGCTAGTTCCATTGTAATGTAGTTATGCCAGGTAAATGGGACGGGAAAAGTAGAATACCAACTAAAAAATATAAAGATAATTATAATAGAATCTTTAATGTCAAAAATACACAAAAGAATATTAAAGTTAAAAAAAATATTAGACAAGAAGGCTTTAAGAGAACCAAGAAGTAGAAAACAAAAAATAGATAGAATTAATTGGGAAAGGGTAAGAACAATTTTACACAAACGTTATGAAAGATAAAGTTATAGAAGAATTAAAAAAGGTTTATGATCCAGAAATGCCATCAATTGATGTGTTTAATCTAGGATTGATATATGACATTGACATTAAGGATAAAGATGTTACTATTACACATACATTAACATCCATGCTTTGTCCTATGGCAGATCAAATAAGCAAAGACATTAAAGAAGCTGCAGAGCGAGTAGAAGGTGTCGGTACTGTAAAGGTTATACTTACACATACACCACCATTTACTAGAGAAATGTTAAGTGAAGAAGCAAAATTAATATTAAATTTATGACACATAAAAAAAGTGAAGTGTTGAGAATATTAGAAGGAACTACAATTACTAATTTTTTTGCCAAGGTATCAAATTGTTTTATGAAAACAACAGATAAAGATTTTTTAGAACACGCCAAAAAAGAACAAGAAGAATTAGAGTCATCTATGAAATCTTCCAGACACCAAGAGTATGTTAGAAAAGAAATGGATAAAATTAGAGCAGAAGGTAAAATGAAGGAAGAAAGTGTGTCTGATACACACGCTATTATTAAAGAGGCAGAAAAAAGAGTAAAAACACCGTCAGAAAAAATGCAAGAGGAGTTGGAACCAATACCAGATTTATGTCCAATGACAGATGAATAGAGCTATATTAGAAAGTATTATAGATGTAGGTAGTGGATTAATTTTAGCTATTCTTATTCAATTATATATCTTTCCATTCTTTGGATTATATCCAACTATTTTAGATAGTTTAGGAATTGCATTAATATTTACTGTTGTATCAATGGTAAGATCAGCATGTTGGAGATACTTTTTTAGGAAAAAAACGTGATAGTCTTTAAAAAAATATCATATAAGAATTTCCTATCTACAGGTAATACGCCTATAGAAATAGACTTAAATAAATCACATACAACATTAGTAATAGGACCAAATGGATCAGGTAAGTCTACTTTATTGGACGCCCTTTGTTTTGTTTTATTTAATAAACCATTTAGAATTATAAAGAAAGATCAAATAGTAAACTCAATAAACAATACAGAAACTATTGTAGAAATAGAATTTGGTGTAGGATTAAAAGAATATAAAATAGTAAGAGGTATTAAACCAAATCTATTTGAAATATATCAAGATGGTATTCTTATGAATCAAGACGCCAACAGTATAGACTATCAGAAATATCTAGAACAAAATATAATGAGACTTAACTATAGGTCTTTTTTACAAGTTGTATTATTAGGGTCATCATCATACGAGCCGTTTATGAAAATGAAACCTAGATACAGACGAGAAGTGGTTGAGGAAATTTTAGACATTAGAGTGTTTGGTCTTATGGACCTGATATTAAGAAGTCAACAATCAGATTTAGCTAAGAAAGTTATTGAAATGAAACACCGAGCTGACCTTATACAAACCAAGTATGAGACAGAGTTAAATCACTTCAATGCTATTTCCAACTTGAATATGAACGACCTAGATGGTAAAAAACAACTGATTAACAAAAATGAAGAAGATAACAAAGAGTATAGTAGAAAGATTGAAACACTAAACGAACAAATAGGTTCTCATAAAAAAGAAATAGAAGATAAAGATAAAGTGGTTACCAAGGTAAGTAAGTTAACAAAACTAGAAGCTAAGATTGAAACCAATTTAAAGACACATCAAAAGACATTAGAGTTTTTTGAGAATAATGATAGTTGTCCTACATGTACACAACCTATAGATAAAAAT